AGAAGTGCAGCACAAGGAGGTAACAATCGTGAAGAAATTAACTATAACAATAAGCATTATGTTGCTGTGTGTTGGCTTGGTGGCTCCAATCCTACCGACAAGCCTTCAGATAAAGCTATTGCATCTGTCAAGTGGCTCTATGAACAAGTCGGTGGAGAGCTAAAACCACACTCCTCGTTTAAACAAACACAGTGTCCTGGAGATGCCTGGCGACAATGGATTATAGAGGAGAAATCACCTACAATATCTAACGCTTCACCACCAGATGTGCATATACCAAATAGTTTTGAGAAGAAACTTGATGATATTCTTACTAAACTAGAAAGCATAGAAAGAAAATTAAAGTTAGGAAAGTTAATACAATGACACCAGAATTAAAAGATATGTTAGAAAGAGCAGTGTGGACATTCATAGAAGGGTTCATAGGAGCTTTAACCATTAGCCCAATCGTGGGTGTTGATGCAAACTCACTACAAATTGCAGCTATTGCAGGTGGTGGAGCAGCTTTATCTGTCATTAAAACATTCGCAAAGAAAAAAATTAGTTAAACCTTTTATTGTCTTAGGTATCCTGTAAACTGTTATTAACAGGGATAAAGGAGAGATATGCCTAAGAAAAAATCACACAAAAAAACTGCTATACCTGCAGAGAATGGGAATAACTTTTACAAAGCTGGATGGCAGCCGAGTATAGATATAGACCCTAACACAGGTAAAGGTGAAGTCGTACATGTAGGAACAGACCCTAACTATGAGAATGACTTCGATAACATACTTAAGAACTGGGGATTTGACCCTAAGATATACGAGATAGATGGTATCTTAAAGGTATCTTCATGGAATGCACAGCTTAAAGGTGGTATCGTTGAAACCTTCCACGCATTTAAAGGAACTATACGCAGGAAATCAGCAACACATGACAAACATTACAATGAGTTGTTTAAACATGCTATTAAAAAACCACCACTAACTAAAAGAAATATCTTTGGTGGTGACACAGCAATGTTATTTATGATGAGCGATTGGCAGTTGGGCAAGGACGATTACGGAGTTGAAGCTACCATAGCTAGGTATGATGTAGCGTTGCAAGATGGTGTAAAGCTATTAAAAAATTACAGGAAGATGGGTAAGAAGATAAATGAGATTTATCTAGTAGGAATGGGCGACCTTACAGAAGGGTGTTCTAAATTCTTTTACGACAGTCAGCCACACAATGTCTCTCTCAATCTTTTGGAGCAATACTCACTAGCAAGAGCTATGATATTCAAGACAGTAGAGACATTCTTACCTCATGTAGATAAGATTACATTAACTGGTGTGCCTGGTAATCATGGAGAGATGACGAGAAGTGGCAAAGGTCAAGTGCTATCTAATAGATTAGACAACTCGGATACTATGCACTTAGAAATAATGGATGAGATATTTTCTGCTAACAAGGAGAGATACAAAAAAGTAAAGGTCATAGTACCAGAAGGTTATCACTTGAACTTAGAGATTAAAGGAAAGAAGACTGCATTTACACACGGTCACATGACTAATGGTGGAGGTAATGCAGAGGCTAAGATAGAGGCTTGGTGGAAGGGTCAGATGTTTGGCTTTCTACCAACAGGAGAAGCAGAGATACTTATAACTGCTCACTATCATCACTTTCGTGCTAAAAATCAAGGCGATAGACACTGGTTTCAATGTCCTTCTCTTGATAAGTCTATTGATTTCACACAAAGAAGTGGGTTATGGTCTCATCCTGGTGTGCTTACTTTACTTATAGATGACAGAGGTCCAAGTTTCCCAGTGATTGTTTAAACGGAGTATTCAGAATACTTTAATGTAAGTTCTTCACCAGCTTTAATATCAGTAATTGTTTTGATGTAATGGTATCGTTGTATCTTTACCCTCATGCAGTTAGGTGCCTCACTGTGATTAACAAACCCACCTAGTGGTGTTCGTATTAGATTTTTATATATGTAATCAGTGACATGACTTACACCTAGTACCTCACCTTTCGCTATGTCCTTTAAAGAAAACAATCCTAGTCCTTCTATCTTGCTAGGCTGTATGGTTAGGTATTTTGGTAGTGGTCTATACATTGTTTAAACATGCTAGTGCTATGTCTTTTATTTTAACTAGCACACCTACACTAGCGTTATCATCTCCACCATTTACTTGTTTACCTGCATGATATAGTTCTCTTGCTAAATTTTTCATCACATCTATCGGTACAATGTAGGTCATAACTGGTATGTCTTTGCCTTCTATCTCTTTGACTAGCATAAGAGCCCAGTAGTCTGCCTCTGTTACAGCGATACCACTTGGCTTACCTCTGCATTCAAACTCAACAAAATGATTACCTGTCTTTTCCCATATATGTCTTTCACTCTTGACCTCTACAAGACTGCCCTTCATAAATTCCTCGAAGGTCTTTTCCATCTCTTGACCTTTAGCTAAATCAATATCAAATTTACTGTTCTTCAAAATGGTAACTCCTCGCTAGTGTCCTGTTGTTCTGCTTTCTTAAGCAGTGCATGACACTCTTTGTATGTCCATGTGTGTAGTGCATTGTCCTCACTGTGCTTGTATCTTCTACCACAGTAAGTGTTACCTTCGAAGTCTTGATAGGTTATGTTACCTAGTTTCTTACAGTCGAAGGTTTGCTTACATCTTGTATCGGGTGGTGCTGGTATATCAAAGTTGTGTTCGGGATATCTTGCTTTAATCTTTTCAACAAACTTGTTTAAACCACTACTGCCTATGTCTTCTAAAGCCATTCTTCTGGAACACCTTTAGCTCCACTGCCACCTATGTATCCACCCCAGCCACAACCATTTGCAGAAGGTCTGTACTTAGCGTCATGTGTTTCACATATAAAGTCTGGTATGTTCTTGATACCACTGCCGTCTGGAGCGTTAGCTTTTCTCTCTCTCATGTCTGATATGTCATCTGCCTTGTTACAAGTAGGGCATACCTTAACAATCTCTACATCTCCAAAGACATCTGTCACACGCTTGACTAAGTCTATCTCTCTTTCAACTGTGTCTACAAAATTTGATACCATGTCTGCTGTCCAACTTTCAATGTCTGCGTCTACCTGCCCACTGTTCTTTAGTTCTGTGTACACTTTACGCTTAAGGTCGTTTCTCTCGCCCTCATTAGGTATCATTTCTTTTAGTATATGATTAACTTGGTCTGCAATAGGTGTCTGTTTTGCCCCTATGTCTTTAGCAAACTCTTGCTTTGCCTTGTTTAAACTACTAGCTTCATCTTTGCTTACTGCTTTGACTGGTGCTTTCTCTACCTCTACTTTAGGTTTAGATACTGGTGCTGACTTGTTCGCATAGTGTTCTTCTTCTGTCACATCACCAGTCCATAGGTGTAGTCCTATACCATGACGCATAGCTCCTCGCTTAAGAGCGTCTGACATACAAAGTTTTAAAAGTTCGCCCTCTGTGTTGTTGTTATTAACATCTACGCTATCAACATCTCCTACCTCATCATGTGCTACACCAAACAAAGTAAATGTAGTGACTGCTCCTCGTACTCTACCTTCACTGTCTCTAACAATTTCTTTTAGTGTGTGAGACCACTCGCCATACGCTACATCATTTAGTCTCTTAGTTACTAAATGGTGTGGTACATAGCTACCAAATTTACCTTTGGGTGGTGCTTTAACTTCGTCTTTACTAAATGGTTTAGTAAGTTTCTTAACTGTTTCTTTATCCATATCTTCCTTCTTTCTTTATTATTTAGACTTATCTTGTGTGTAAAGGTTACACATTTTTTAATATTTTATAGACCCTTTGTCTGCTTATACTAAGTTCTTTGGCTATTGCACTTACGCTCCAGCCACTACTAAGAGCTTGTTTAATAAGATTAACTCTTGCCTCTGACAATTTATCTACCTCTTTGTTTTTCTTTTCTAACTCGGTTTTGTTGTACCAAAGTTTTACTTTTATATCTACATCAACCATTGTTGTTGCGTCTCATCATCTTTCTTAGTCTGCCTTCTGTTAGCCATAGACCATACCTGTTTAAACTACCTTTAACTACATCTAATAAAGCTAGAATTACTAATGATAAGTAAGCACCCAGTAAAAAAGATATAGCTAATTCTTGTATTGAAAACATTTATTCTTCCTCCATTTCATTCTCTTGTTTCTTAACAAGCTGTTCATTATAACTGTGTTCAAACTCTGCAATCAATTCGTCTACTCTGTTTGCATTAAGTTTTGTTAGTATTTGGGTTTTCTCTACCTTCTGTCCACCACATGCGTTAGCTAATTTAATAGCCCATGTTTTGAGTTCTTTAGGTGTGCTAAATATATTAGCCATATTTTCCTTTCTATTTGTGTAGTTGTTTAAACTACTGTATTGTTTCTGTTGTGCGTTCTTCTATGGTTACGATAAAACCACCTGCGTCTCTAAGCATTCTGACTTTCTCAAGTGCGTCCTGCTTATTGTCGAAGGTATGTACTTCTTCTCCACCAACCATAGCTATTGCTTTAACTATAAACATAATAATATTCTACTACTGTTGTCTATTAATGACAACCTTAGTTGTTTTCTATTTGTATTTTCCTTTCTATTAAAACATACTTGGAAATTCAATATTGTGTTGCATTTCCTGTATCTCCTCTAACTCATCAGCAATTTCTTCTAAGTTTTGTATTGCCTCTTCTAGTTGTTCTGCCTTCATACTTGCTTGTAAGTTTTCTGGCATATTGTCTAACCATTGTTCTAGTTCTTCTTTAAGCGTATTGACATCATCAATGTTTGTCGATAGGTCTAAAGCATTACCTAGTCTTGTGGCTCTACTCTCATACTTTGGCATTTGTTACCTCTTTCTTTGTTATTACTTAGACTATTTGTTTTCAAAAAGGTTACATCTTTTTTTTTTTTTTTTTTTTGGAAAAGATAAAAGCCGGATATTGCTATCCGGCTCTTAATCCAACCTAGTTCCGTTTACATAGATACAGGTTTAACATTTAACAAGTACAGTTATGGTGGTCTTTAGTACAAAAGCTAGCATTTTTTTTGTCATACATATATGCATAAAATAATATTAGATTTTGTTGCGGGATAGAAATAATATATGTTACTAGGTCTATCCATAGTTGTTGTCTTTGTTCTTTTCTGCATTTTTTTCTATAATCAAAATCTGATATAGATACAGAAACTAACTTACTTTTTCTAGGTAGTGTTGTATTACTTTTCCAATAATATTTTGGCTTTTTATTTTTCATTATTTTCCTTATTTTTACAAAACCCCTTTTTGAGATTTTTTCTCTCTCTATATATCTCATACATCGATTTTTTTAAAATCCTGGTTTTTTTTATTTTTTTTTATTACCGTGTTTAAACAGTAAGCTCATTGAGTAAGTCGCTGTCAACATCTGCTCTGCCAAATACTCTGACACTGGCTAGAGTTATGAGCTTGATTAATTTATACACATCTCTTGGTACTGTTTCGTCTCTCTCTAACATTTCTAAGATATTGATAAGCATACCTGTAACTCTAGGGTTGTTTACTTCTACAAGCTCTGTCTCTCGCACTGCTGACTTAACTTCATCAATAAGTATCTGATTGTAATTTGTTTTAGTTATCATTATTCTCCTTCTCCTCTAAACATTTCCTCAAAACATTCTGGATGTACACCTGTTAACAGTTGTTCTCGCTCTGCTCTGCTATGTTCTGGAAATATATCTTGTATTAATCTGCGTAAATGTTTAGGTGTCTGTTTAAACTCTCTGTATTTTTCTTCATCCACCATAACTGTGCCTGTCTGCCCACAATGTATACATTCTTTAGTTGTTACTAGAAACATTACTCCTCCTCCATTGTGCTTACTATCTGTATATCTTGGTCAACAAATTCATCTTCAAAATTTCCTGCCTTGATATCTTCCAGATATAAATATTGTGTGTGTTCATCATTAACTAAGTCATAAACTTCGTTGC